ACAAATAAAACTCATATAAACAAGTGTGATAGGCACACTATATCTTTTTAAATTTCAATCAGGCAAACATAGCATCGCAACCAGTGAGCAAGGAAATGCGGCTAACAAGCGACAGGTGAATCCTTAGATGCACACAGCAAAAAATGATGGGGCTCTTAGAAAAAGTCAATCCCCAGGTTTACCAAGAACTATTATACAAGGGTTTGGTAGGCTCGCGTTGTAATGAATGAGCAAACGGGTACAGCACAACCGCCCGACGAAAGTAGCGATGTATAGTGACTGCGAACTCACCACAGGGTTAAAGTCGGTTCGGCTAGAAATAGCCGAATTGTGACTGCTCATCTACCACAGGAGACGCATTTATGCGTCATGCAGTAAATGTTTAGAATTGCGTAAAGCGTAAATTAAGAAATAAACGAGCGTAAGCGAAGTTTAGATGGCGTAAGCCGTCTCTGAACTGATACTACTCTTCCGATGTCTGTGGGTGTTGTGTGCTGTCGTCGTTGCCGTCCTTGATCTTCTGCAGTGCATCCCCCAGCAACTTGTCCTTGGTCTCCAGCTTGGCCTGTAGGTCAGCTATCTCTTTGTTCTGTTCGCCTATCTTGTGGCCCACGCTCTGCACGTCCGCCGTGGCGTGTTCCAGTTTTATCAGAACCTGCTTCATTCTAGATTCCTTGCTCTTCACTTTGGCCAGGGCGTCATCACGGTCTTTTGTGATTTCTGCGATTTCGGCTTTAAGTTCCTTGACTAGGTCTCGTTCGGACATATGTAAGTGTTAATTATCTGCATTTTTGGACGCCATAATAGTATACTATATCTTAGAAGAAAGGTTGACCACTTTTTTTGGTAGTTTCCAGGTTGTCTTTTACCAGCTGGGCTATGATCTCACGTTCCGTTGGACTCAGTGCCATGGCCTCAGAGTAGGAAAGTCCTCCCCTCATGTACCAACTGATCTTTACCAATTCATGTTTCAATTCCTTTTGACCGTTCTCCATGTCCTTTAAGGTTTTTATTATGTCAGATTCCGTTTGTGAAAGCAAGGTTATACGAAAAAATTTGATGTGTCGAAAGTTACGGGTACCTCGTAAGTTGCCGGTGCACCCTTCTTTATCTGGTCTTCGGTGGCTTTCAGTTTGAGTGGTTTCACCGCACCCTGTCCACGCAGTTTTGTCAACTTGTCTTCAATCTCTTTGACCAACGTTGCGTTTGCATTTTCTATGAATTCTTTGATGTGGGCAGGATCAGTTATCTCAGTGCCATCTTGCATGGTTATTGACTCGATGTTCTTCAATAGTATGTTAGAGTTTAAATCAGTGAGTGCCTTGAATGCATCATTGAATCTAGAGGCTTTGTCTTCGTCTGACAGTTGAGAATCCTGTATTGCTGTGTACATCTTCTGCTGTTGGAAAGTCTGTAATGATGTTGTTGTCATATCCTTGTAGGTCAATGGCCTGACCGTGATTTTCAGTCCGTCATTTAATGTGATATGTCCGTCCACCTTTGTTGTTCTTAATTCATCGAGAATCAAAGGTAAGTTGACTGTGTGTGAAACGTTCTCGTTCGCACCCGGCACGTTGAAATTGATCTCCATAGTCTCTCCGTATGTGGCGACCCTGATGGCAACCAATATGGTGTCTAGGTCATAGCTCTTGATCTGCCAAGCGTCTTTGATGTCGGGCACACAACTCTGTATAACGTCTACCACACCTTG